ATGACAGTCGATAGAATACCTGTACATAGGTTTACAGCAATTAATTCATTACAACCTAATGCTAGATTTCTTGGTGGTAGTGATCAAGTAGTTAAGTGGAAAACACCTGACATTCCTCAACCAACTGAAGAAGAGATACAAGCAGAAATAACTCGTTTAACTAACGAATATAATGCTGCTAAATATCAAAGAGATAGAGCAGCAGCTTATGATCCGATTAAAGAACAATTAGATCAGCTCTATTGGGATAAAAAGAATGGTACTAACAAGTGGGTCGAAGCCATTGACAAAGTGAAATCAGACAATCCTAAACCGTAATGGCAGAATTAAAATTACAAGCAGACTCAGGTGGTGGAACATCTTCACTTAAGGGTCCAGCCAGCACAGGAAATACTACTAGTTGGCGCCTTCCTTCAGCCGATGGTAGCTCAGGGCAGTACTTAAAAACAGATGGCTCAGGAGTTATGTCCTGGTCAACTGTTACATCTGATCCAACAACAACATCAGGTACCAATAACTTTACCGTAGCTGACGGTAACTTAGTTATAGGAACATCTGGTCATGGTATTGACTTTGGTGCTACTGCTAATAGTGGTGGAACAATGGGTTCTGAGCTTCTTGACGATTATGAACATGGAACATTTACTCCTACGTTATATCTAGGTAGTACACAAGCAGGTTATGTTACTGCTGACACAGAGGGTCATTATGTAAAAATAGGTAAGCTTGTTTGGGTAAACGCTCATATCAATGTTAATACTCAAAATAGTGGTACTGGTGCTCTTAATATAAGAGGGTTCCCCTACGATCAAGATACTACAGAAAGCCAAAGAGGTGGTGGCTATATCACACAATGGTGGGGACAGCCAAGTGGTTGGACAAACCAGAACATCCATATTAGCTTTGATACTAATAACAAAGCTTATTTTAGATTCTATAACGGATCATATATGGCTGATATAAATGGAAACCACTTAGATGATGCATACAATTTCCACTACGTAATAACTTATTTCGCAGCATAATGGCACTTACTAAAACAACAGAAGACGACAAGATTGAAATTGTCGGTCCATATAAATCCATACAGATTAGAACAGCTACTGTCATTAAAGAAGACGGTAAAGAATTGAGTAGATCATTTAGTAGAAGAGCTCTTTCTCCTGGAGATATAGATGGTTCAGATAATTATACTCAAACGAATGTTAGTTCTGAATCTGATGAAATCAAAGGAATAGCAAATACTGTATGGACTTCAACAGTACATGATTCATATAAAGCATTTTTAATTGCCAACAAATCTCCAGGTAGTTAAGATATGGCAAAAGTAATAACAACTGAGTTACAACACTCAGGCTCATCTAGCGTAAACATAACATTAGCTGCTGATGGTTCGGTAACACTACCAGCAGATACTGTTGATATAGCAACGCTGTCTGCTACAGGTACAGCAAGCTCCTCTACATATTTAAGAGGAGATAATGCTTGGACAGCAATACCTGCTAGTTCAGGACCAGCATTTAGAGCGACTGTAGCTTCTCAAAGTATAGCAGGTGATACAACTTATACTGTTGAATTTGATACAGAAACATTTGATACTGCTAGTTGCTTTGACACTTCTACTCATAAATTCACACCAAATAAAGCTGGATATTATCAAGTTAATTATCATGTAGGTTTTTCAGCATCTAATAATGCAACTTCAGCTTATGTTTACTTACAGAAGAATGATGCTGCATATAGCCAAATAAGTCAGTCTAATGACTGGTGTTATCACATGGATATGACTTCATCTGATATTGTTTATTTAAATGGCTCTTCTGATAGTATAAGACTACGGGTAATGCATAACTCAACCGGTGACACCTTTGCGTTATTTGATGGCGCTACTGCTGGATGTTATTTTTCAGCTGTTTGGATTAGGACTTAAATTATGGCATTAACACAAATAAAAACCGGTGGTATAGCTGATGATGCTGTAACCAGCGCAAAAATACCTGATGATGCTATTGGAGCGTCTGAGATAGCAGATGGTGCTGTAAGTTCAGAGATTGAATTTGCGATAACAAACTCTGGTACAGATCATTGGGTATTCAGTGGTGACACTATTGATGGAAACCAGAATGATCCCACCCTATACGTCTACGCAAATACAACTTATAAATTTAAAAATAATGCCAGCTCAGGCACTAATGCTTTTCATATTCAAGTAGAAGAGCTAGATGGTAGTTGGAGTTGGACAGACGCAGCTAGTGAAGAAGGTGTAACGAACAACGGTGCAACTGGAGGTAATACACTTACTTGGAAAGTTCCAAATTCGGTAGGTACTGCTGTTAACGGTAAGTCTTTTAAATATCTAAGTAAGTCTAATGGGAGTATGACGGGTTCGATCTATGTGATCGGAAGCCCAGGAGCACCTGTTAACTACAACATAAAGACAGGTGGTAGCGCCTCAGACTCTTATCATGGATTCCAGGTAACAGGTCATCAGGCAACTTCTTCTAGTTCTCCTTTGTCTACATTTGGAAGATATGGAGCTGGCGGCAACTACACCGTAATTAATGGTGGTGGTAGTGATATTTTTCAAGTTGAATCTGGTTGTATAGCAAGTAATTTCGTAAAAGGAAAGGTAACTCTAAGCAGTTATGATACTAATTTAGTCACTCCTGGAGAGTTAAAAATTGAAGGTGGTGGAACTTCTAACACTACTGGTTGCACGATTAAAGGAGCAGCAACAGCTAATCAAGTTGCTAATTGGACATTAGAATTACCTGGTAACGTCGCTTCAGCAAATAATCAAGTATTAAAATCAACTACTGCTGGTGTGACGTCTTGGGCAAATACCATAGACACCATTACAGATGACACCATAACAGAAGCTAAGTTAGATATAAGTAATACAGCTAGTGATGGTCAATATCTTCAATATAAAGATTCAACGGATAAGTTAACTTGGGCAACTGTATCTACAGACCCAACGACAACATCCGGTACTAATAATTTCACTGTTGCTGACGGCGATCTAGTAATAGGAACTGCTGGTCACGGTATTAGTTTTGCAGCCACTGCTGACACCAGTAAAACTGGTGCGACAATGGGAAATGAGCTCCTTGACGACTACGAAAAAGGGACATGGACAGCTGATCTTTATTACAACTGGTCTGGTAATGCTGGATTCTCTTCTGCGCCACAACAAGACGTAGGTACTTATGTAAAAATAGGGGACATTGTTCATGCCCAGTGTTATGTATATAACTTCACCATGAACTCAGGTGAAAACTCAGATGCAAATATAAAAGGACTTCCATTTATTGCTGCAAACGTTAATGAACATTTTTGGCTAGGTAATATTACTTATTCAAATGCCTTTAATGAAACAGATGTTCATGCTCTTTATCTAAACAAAGGTGATGATAATATGAGACCAACTCGAAGCGATGGTGATGCTGCTCCTCATTGGAATCCCGGATCTAGTCGTTACTTCATGATGCAAATCACCTACTCAACTTAATTATGGCAATTACAAAAACAATAGATAACGATAAATATGAAATCGTTAATCACTGGGGTATTCAAATTAGAACAGCCACAGTAATCAAAGAAGATGGTAATGAACTGAGCAGAACATTCCATAGAAGAACACTTACTCCAGGTGAATTAAAAGGTGGTACTGGATCTGATAAACAGGATTTAGTATTAGATGATATCTCTGGAGAATCTGCTGAAGTTCAAGCTATATGTAATGCAGTTTGGACAGATGCCGTTAAAGAAGATTACCGTCAACACCTGATAACTATTAGACCTTCGTAAATGGAAATACCTTCTGCCAATTTACCTAAAGCTTTAGACATCCCTCAGATGTATCTAAAACAGCCTACAGCAGACGTTCCAGCCTATAAGCCTATATTCATCCCACCAAGTGATTTGGAGCGTCCAGAGGGTACACAGAAGGCGAAGGAGAAGGAAACGACAGAACAACCACCTAAACCTAAATTAGAAATACCTGTATTAGATATACAAATGCCACTCCCTACAGCAGAAGTAATGGTTACCGCTGTTACTGCTGCTTTAGGTGCTGTAGCTACAACTACATTGGCACAACCTTTATTCGAACAAATTAAAAAGTTTGTAACGAAACAGCTAAACAAACGCATTGAAGCATGGAAGAAAAAAAGGAAGGAGAAACTAAGAAGGGACTCCTTGGCAAACTAAAAGATGCCGCTGAGGACCAAGAACACCAAATCCAGATCCTTGGAACATTCGTCAGGCTTGGCGTTGTGGTTTGGTCTGGCTTCATAATAACAATGAATTACGTAGAGTTACCTATGATAAAAAAAGCTGGGAACTCAGATATCACGTTCGTGGCAAGTGTGTTTACGGGTGCATTGGCCACTTTTGGCTTGTCCACTGGTAATTCTAAAGATAAAGGAACACCCGTCAATTGTCCTATGGCTAAAAAGAAGGAAGAATGAACAAATGGCTATTACTCTTCCTACTGTTATCCCCCTCGGTAGCAAGAGCAGAGTTAGTTACTCCCCAATTCACCCAGGGGTCGATGAACTCAACGACAACAACAACTCAAGATATAGAAGAAGACATAACGATAACGACTTACGGATCAGCATTGAACAAATGGTCTGGGGACAATATAACCCATACCTCAACTTCATCAGGAGGTATCGTGG